ACTGCAATCACTGCAACCACGGCAATCACGGCAACCACTGCAATCACTGCAACCACAGCAACCACTGCAATCACGGCAATAACTGCAACCACTGCAACCACTGCAAACACTGCAATAACTGCAATCACGGCAACCACGGCAATCACTGCAATCACGGCAATAACTGCAATCACGGCAACCACAGCAACCACTGCAATAACTGCAATCACGGCAACCACGGCAATCACTGCAATCACGGCAATAACTGCAATAACTGCAATTCCAGCATCCTAAATTTGTTTTGTTCTGTTCTATATAATCTGGATGTTTTTTAGAAAAATCTTTATCAACACCGTTTAATGACTTATCTTTTCTTCTACAAAAATCATCATAACATTCAAATATCTCTGTTTTGTTCACTTTAATTTACCTACCTTTAACCTTCCACGTTCCGTCAGGATCTGGAACATATGTGGCTTCTAATTGTCCGTCAAGGCCAATACCCTTTTTCTTGAAAATAACCAACCATCCTGCTCCCATTCTAAGTCTAGCAGAGGCCAGATGATCCGTTATGCTAATTATTTCCCAACCATTTGGAAGAGAGATTGCAGTTACTAAATTAGGTTGAAAAACAACTAAAATCAGAATGGATATTGTTAATATTATTTTATTTTTCATTGTTTTATTATTTATGAAACTCGTCTTTGCATTTAATGTATCCGGCGACATCTTCTCTGTTGCTTCTGCTTTGATTTATCGTCTCTCTAGAGAGTTTTAAAAGTATCATCATTATGGGTACGTCCTCCGGATTTATCTTCGTTATCTCCATTAGGTTGTGACGGTGAACCTTTAGTTTATTTCTCATAAACGCAGTCCAGTATTCTGCAATGATTTCAAACCCATCCTTAACGTTTCCATATTCTTTTCCGCGCTCTTCGAAAATCTTTATTGCCTCCTGAAGGATGCATTTTTTTTCAAACCCCTTGTCATACATGTCCTTAACCTCCTTAAACGCGCTAGAAACTACTTCGTCACTTTTGTCGATCACGATTTCACCCCTATTTTTTTTCCAGACCTAGAAACCTTGACGTCATATTCAGTAAAACATCCCGAGCAAACCTTAGAGCTACGACAAAAGCCAAGAACTGTAATAAACGTCTGGCTTTCGCATTTAAAACAACCTTCGGATCTAAGTGGTGATATTGACTTACATCCAACTGTTTTTTGGTTAATTTTTTCCAAATAGTCAAGAATAGATGTCTGTTCATATACTACTCTTTGCATCTGCATATATCAGTGTAAAGGCTCAATGAAAACATATTTCTTATATGGTCCGCTTTTGAAACGTTAATCATTCTCTTTCCTTCCACATTAAGAACTACGTCGTCTTCTGATAACAAAATTGCATTTCCATTAACAAAAAAATCCTTTCCAGAGTCACTTGTCTGCTTAATCTTGAAATCATATTTTCCAGGTATATCTATGTTTACTTCGCTACACATATAAGAGAATCCCTTTCATCAAGAAACTTATTAATCCATTTTTCGTCAATTGATTCACCCTTTTTTTTATATATGATCAACTTTTCTGTATTTCTTTCAAGCCAAGCATGTAGGCTATTAACATTTCGATTCACCTCACGAGATGCCCTATCAAGGTTACCATCCTTAGAGTGAAGCGCTGATATCCTTATAGTGTCGTATTTAACTTTTTTTGGCATTCTAAATTCCTTTGTTTTTCTGCGCATGAAACACACATAATCTTAGTCACGCATTCAACCCTTTCATTATCAAAGTATTTTGTCATTGGAATTGAATGGTGCTTTGAAATTAAACAGTCACATCCAAAACAAACAGCGTCGTAAACAACTCCTCTGTACATAAACAAATGTTAACTCATATAGAAATTAATGTCAAATAATAATTTAGGAAGAATGCTTTAAATAACAGAGAAATTAGGCTTGTTATGAGGAAATTATCTGTATACAATTTAATTATCAAACAAAAGAGGAGTTCAAATGATATGTGTTATTTGCGGGGAAACGACGAAATATATAAATATATGTAAAGAGTGTTTGGAGGATAACAATAAGGAGGTGAAAATGGTTGAGTTACTAAAAAAAGATAAAGAAGAAGATAATCGAGACAAATAAATAAAAAAAGAGGGGCTACTATGAAATCAAGAAATAAAAATGAATCTTTATGTGCGGTGACAGTTTACAAGGACAGTGACACCGCAACAAAAAGATTTGAACAAAACAAAAGGGCAATAATGAGAAATAGAACAAACAAGATGGTTAACGAACGATTTTCTTATGTATTAAATTCTCATTTCTTAGCAGGGAGAATATAGCATGAAATTTAGTTTTGAAGTACCTCTGGATAAAACATATATGAATGTGGTTAATGATTGCATTTCAGATCCTCAGGAGTATTTCCAAAACATTTTTGAGGAGGTGATGATAGAAGAGATCAGGCAAATAGAATTCAATCAAAACAACCCAGACCACTGGGACCCACAAGGAGACGAATAGTATGAGATCCGTTTTGAAAGCATTGAAAAAAATTCAGTCCGAACTTGTAGCGCCAAAGAATCAACTAAATACGTTTGGGGGATATAAGTATAGGAGCGCGGAGGATATCTTGGATGCTCTAAAGCCAATTGCCACTGCTAACGAGTGCGTCGTGGTCCTTTCAGATAGTGTGATAAGTTCCGGAGATAGGCATTATGTGGAATCAAAGGCGGAATTGATTCATTGCGAATCAGGAGAGAGGATTTCGGTTTCTGGATATGCCCGAGAAGAATTAGCCAAAAAAGGAATGGATGGGTCTCAAATAACTGGAGCGTCTAGTAGTTACGCTAGAAAGTACGCTCTAAATGGTCTTTTTGCCATTGACGACACTAAGGATTCAGATTCATCAAACAAGAAAGTCGTATCAAACGTATCCACTGATGATGACAAAAAGAAAGGGGAATTTTCTAGTATGGAAAAGAAATTCAAGTGCTCTAAATGCGCGTCGGGAATAGACGAGACAGTGTATAAGTTTAGTGTCCGCAAGTACAAGGAGCCTCTATGCTATACCCATCAGAACGAAAAGAGAAAGAAAATTGAATCTACTTGAATTTGATCCTGTAGATCACGTATATACCAGGGAGGGTATAAGGGTCCCTGGCGTTACTACGGTATTGGAGAGCGTAGGTCTGTCTGATTTCTCGATGGTACCTCAAGACATTTTGGCTCAAGCATTGGCCCATGGTACCGAGGTTCATAATGTCACGGAACTATTCGACAAAAACGAAAAGTTGCCGGAAATGTCGAGTGCTGCTTCAGAATGCCTTTGCCAGTGGATTGCCTTTTTGGGTGACCACAACGCTGAAATCCTCGAAATAGAAAAGAGGGTTTTTTCCAAAAAATTCTTTTACGCAGGGACATTGGACAGGATTCTTATTCTCCGGAAACTGTCAGAACGACCGGTTGTTTTAGACATAAAGACAGGCATTAAATGTGCGTCACACCGCATTCAAACGGCATCCTACGAATATGCATTTAATCCGGACAAGCGAAAGAGAATGGACAGGTATTGTCTATACCTGAAGCCTGAAGGGTACAAGCTTTCAGAAGTTCACAACAAAAGGTCGGATTTTGATGTTTTCGTGTCAGCGTTGAGTGTTTACAACTACAAGATGAAGAAAAAATCCACATAAAACATAGAATTTACCTTTGTTATATAGATATAATCCATATATAATGTAGGAATAAACAAAGAACAGATTGGATAGTTTTAGGAGGTGAAAAATGCGACGTAAAACGCGCCGAAACCGGAAAAATATACCCTTAACAGACTTTTGATGATTTGAACAGGGTGTTTTGTCGGGGTTTTCGATGATTTTGTGCTTAGGTTGTGAAATTTCATGGGGAAGAAACATAGGAATTATTGGGAATCGTGAATAAAAAAGGAGAAGTAACTATGACAACGCAAACTGAAATAAAGAAGCCTGATGAGACAATAGAAGTAAAGATTGAGTCGTTGACATTATCTACAATCGATAATGCAAACGATCTTTGCTCTAAGGCAGAAAGTTTAAAAATTTTAAATAACGAGCATTACCAAAACTCAGGAGAGTTTTTGAAAAAGATAAAGACGGCAACTAAAAATCTTGTAAAAGCGAGAAAAGAAATTACAAAACCAATCGATTCTTGCAAGAAGAATGTAATGTCTTTTTTCAATGATCCAGTTGACAGGTTAAATAACGCAGAATCTATGATTAAGAGGGCTATGATTAATTTCCAAGATGAACAGGAGAGAGCTGCAAGAGAGGCTCAAAGAAAAGCTGAATTAAAGGCTAGGGAAGAAGAAGAGAAACGTCAGGCCGCTATAATGAAAAGAGCTAAAAAGGCGGAAGAAGATGGAAAATATACAAGGGCAGACAGCCTAAAAGAGGCAGCAGAAGAAGTATACGTAGCCCCTAAACCTGTTTCGCCTACTATTGAGAAGGTTAAGGGAATTTCAACAAAGTCTGTTTGGAAATATAGAGTTATAAGAGAGATCGACATACCAAAAGAATACCTAATTCCAGATGACAAACTTTTATCGAACGTTGCGAAGGCAACCAAGGGAATGTTATCCATTCCAGGAATACAGTTTTACGAGGAAAAGGTTATGTCGTCTCGTGGTGTATAAATAACGATCTCATAAAAAAATAAAGGAGGATTTTTTTAATGTCGAGAATACGCACTATAAAACCTGAATTTTGGAGCGATACAAAAGTAGGGAAGCTGAGTCTTCTTGAAAGGTTGCTGTTCATTTCAACTTGGAATTTTGCAGATGATTACGGTGTATTTTCAGCTAGTCCTAGAAGAATATTGGGAGAAAGTTTCGAGAATGATCTTTCTATATCTGAAGTTGATGTGATAGAGGCTCTTAGCAATATTGAAACACAAGGACTAATAAAGAAGTTTATTGCAATGGAAAGAGAGTGGTACTACATCGTTCAGTGGAAAAAACACCAGAAAGTCGATAGGCCAGCAAAAAATGTTAGGAATCCTGATCCATTCGATAGAGACTCGCGAGGGTCTCGCGAGATAGTCGAGAGGGCCTCGATACACTCTCTCGAAACACTCGCGAGTGACTCGCGAGGATGTCGCGAGGATTCAAAGGATTTTGAAAAAAATGATGATTTTGAGGCTAAAACAGGTGATTACAGAGACACTCGCGAGGATGTCGCGAGACCCTCGCGAGTATGCATCGTAGGGAACATGGAACTAGGATCTAGGATATTGGAAACGGAACTACCGCGTACACATGCGCGCACATGCGAGGATTCGTCCGGTAGTTCCGAAAAAGACGTAGTAGTTTTTAAAAAACATTTATTAAGTTTTGAAGAGCTAGTAGGAAAATATGCGGATATGAAGAGAAAGAAAGGTAAGATTAACGGAACTGTTGAAAATTATACTTACGGTTTAAGGGCTCGTTTTGACAGAGATCCAGAAAACGTTCTCACTTCAATGAAATCCGAATTAGATAAATACGAATCGGAATACAAGAAAAAAGAAGAACTTAGAAAAAAATCTATCGAATCAGATATCGCCCGTCAAAAAGAAAAACAGGATAGAGAAAATTTAGAATCTTTTTACAATGAATTATCAGAGAGTGAACGCGAATTATTGAGAGAGAGGGCAGAATCAGAAATAAAAGAGCTTGGAGGAAACCCAGAATGGAATCCATTGCCTGGAATGGTTAAACAAAGAATTCTTAATATTATTTCATCAGAATTAATCGGAAAAGGAGATACTGTAAATGTCGAACGAAAATAATCTAGGAGACGTAGAATTGTTGACTGAGGGAGTCTACATGTTCCGAGCGAAGGTTATTCTGAAAAATAAAGACAGATTTGGTAATGATGAGGTATTTAATCAGGGTTGGGCAACTGTTAAAAATGATGGTTCCGTTATTTGCCACATAAACAGAAAAGTTGTCAAGGATGTAAATACAGTGAAAAAACTGTCTAGAATGTTAACGCTAAAAGATATCTACTTTGATCTTAAAAAAATAGTATAAAAATAACATTTGAATTGATGAAAAGTGCAATGTTATAATGAGTGAGTTCAGGTTTCGAAAAATAGCAAAGGGGTTTGTCTATGTCTTCACAAAGTGTTCTTTTAAAAAAATCTTATGTCGGTAAGATCTTCTACAATCTTCTTAACCCCTTTGCTATAAGCCAAAAGGTTATATTTTAGCAGTATGAGTTCATCTACATTTGAACACAGGACTTCAGATCCAAACAAGGCCGGTTCAGGTCAATCATCAATATTTTTTAAATCAGACGGACTTTACCAGCAACAAGAAGGGAACGCTGGAGAGAAAATGAATCCGTTTTAGTTAGAGACCTTGAAGTAGGACCATCGGCCAACATTACCGTTCCCGATAGTTCTGAAATTTTACATTTATGAAGAAAGGTGGCAATAAAAATGCTTGATTCTACAAAGGACATTTTGTTTTACGTGAAACAGGAGATCACAAACTCGGATATATTTATAACGGCATTTTATTTAGGGATTATGCTCTTGTTTTTCATATTCGTGATGCGAGTCATTCATTTTTTTATGTTAAAGCAGGATCCAATACAGGCAATTGTTCCGAAAAAACTACATTGGTTCATGAAGAAAGTTCAGGACGAAAAAATTAGAAAGCATTATGAGGAGAATGGATAGAAATGAGGAAGTACGCACCTGCGATTTTATTTTTAATAATTTCTTACATAACCATTGCATTTAACGTATTTATGTGGAGAAATCCTAAGGCAAATTATGTTCAACCGATTCGTTTCATTTCTGAGTCAATGACCTTTAAAAAGTTAGTACACTTTCAATAGAAGGAGTCTGTATGAAGAATGATTTTTATTCTGTAAAAGTAAAATGTTGGAACTGTCTTGCAGAGACAGAAATTGATATTTTACGGGGATGTATGGTCGAGTCTTATCGTGTAAAAGATGAATGCGAAAATTGCAGAGCAAATCATTGCAGAATAGTTAATGCACAAGGATATTTGTACCTTAGTAAATAACCCAACCTGAAAAGGAGGTTCTATATGTCAAAAGAATATAAGAAATCAAAATCAGATAAAGTGGATGCTACGGATAATTCAGAATTAGAACTAGCAAACAAAGACAAGAAGAGAAGGAAAAAATATTTAGCAAGGATTCGCACCAACAAGCCAGGTGCTGGAAGACCTAAAAAATGGACTGAAGAGGCGTTGGTAAAACTTGGTTTAGACCTTCTAGCCTGGATGGAGAAAGACGAATCAAACTTATTCTTCAAAGAATTCCTAACAGAACAAGATCTTTTTGACGATATGATATCAGATCATGAAGGGGATTCAGATAATTTCACCGAGCTAATAAAAAAAGCGCGTAAAATTCAAGAGGTAAGACTTGCTAAATTAGGACTAACATCAAGGAGCGGATCATCTATGGCGATATTCTTGTTAAAGAACAACCACGGATATTCTGACCGTATGGAAGTTAAATCGAGCGATGAAGATGTTGAATTTGACTGGTAATGACTATTACAAGAAAAAAAAAACAAACAAAAAAAACTCGGACAAAAAGCCGGAAACGAAAAACACGAAAATACCACTGGAAGCCTCACTCCGCACAACGGAGTATATTAAATTGTCAGGCAAGGTTTATGACGATTGTTTGTGGGAGACGTTTTGGAAAAACTGAACTCGTACTTAACAAATTCATCAAAGATTCTTGGGAAACACCTGGAGATTACGTATATATCGCCCCTAAAAGGAACCAAGCAAAGAGGATTGCGTGGCGTAAGCTTAAAAAATTCTTTCCAAAATACCTTCGAGCAGAAGGCAAATGGAAAGACGAAAGCGAACTGTGGATCGAGAATAATCGAGGTGGACGCATCATATTGCTCGGAGCCGATGACCCTGATTCTCTTCGTGGAGAAGGATGGAGAGGTGCCGCATTAGATGAATAC